GTCTATAGTTGCGAAAGCGGGCAGAAAGCCCCGTCACAACTTATACTGGTAGGTCTCTGCGCAACTAATGCAGGGTTCCACCAGACTTGAGGCATGTCACTTACAGCGGTCAGTATATTCAGGCTGGCGAATGTCCTTGACGTATTTCAAGTTTCCGTTCTCGTCTCCTACACGCATAGCAAACGCTATTGCGTTAACCAAGTCTGTCTCCCGCCTGCGATAGCAGGCCTAGAGATAGGCGCATTACTGGCCTAAGCCAGTTCATAAGGAGAGGCTATGCCTCAACTTCAGTCTGTGGCCCTAACGGACCGCACTCCCGTAACCCCCGTTGTTCGCACTTTCGTTCCACGAGAGATCGTGAATGGCGTGGGTGCCTGCGTGTTCAATGCAGGTGTCCCAATCGGGGAACAGCGTATCACCGTGTCTATGAAAAAGACAGGTGCGCGCTTTAAGGGCGAAGCCCGGCTTACTCTGCCGGTTGTTGCCACTGAAACCATTAACGGTGTCAGTGCCCCTAAGGTGGTTCGGAGCGCCTATATCAACGTCTCCGTATCGTTCGATGAGAAATCCACCCAACAGGAACGCGACGATGCGTGTGGTCTTATGGCCAACGCACTCGCTACCAACAAGGTGCTCATCAACGATGCCTTCGTGAAATGCGAAGGTGTGTACTAAGGTGGTTTACACCATTCTTGGTGCATCGATAATTGCTTTTCTCCTTTTCTTGCATACGTCTGAAGGCTGTGCTCTCGCACAGGCTCAGGCCGGCATGATCGGGATGGAAATCAGTTGTCCGATAACCTGGTAATTCTTCCAGGTCTTAGGGTAATGTAACGCGGGAATCCTTCCCGTTTCACTTCACGAGGTAATAACCCATGAAAGCCCGTAATTCGGACTCTAACAAGTTCGATGTCCCTCGGTCACTCTTCCAGGCTTTTGTAGAGACGTTCTCTGCAATTTTGGAGCAAGATACCAGTTTCAAAGCCGAATACTTGGCTAGAGAATGGAAATCGAAACTCCTGGATCCAGAATACTCGGATTCACCGGAAGTGCGTCGTACGCGAGCCATTGAAAAATGGCTTGCGTGCGAACAAGTTAATCGGGTCACCAATATGCGCATCATGCACATGAGCGACGAAGACGTCCTTTTCACAAAGAACGGCGTCGAAGTTCATGCTGAAATGATAGCGCGAACCGCATCCCGCTTCATATCACGTTGTGTTGGCAATTCTCCTTCGGACCTTTCGGGGTCCTTCTCAGGAGGTGCGTCAACAAGTGTGAAACGGGGTTACGGTACGATCGCCCGAAAGTACCTTGAGGGGAAAGACATCACGGAAGGTGCTATACAGCACTTCCTGCCGGCGAGTTATTCGACGGCGTGGGCCCCACGCGATTTCGATTGCGTGCGTGGAAATGTGATGTTTACTGTTCCGAAATCGACCTTAATCGACCGGGTTGCCTGTAAGGAACCCGAGTACAACATGTACATTCAGAAAGCTCTCGGCGATCAAATTCGTCGAAAGTTACTGCGTGTTGGCATCAACCTGAATGATCAGTCCATTAATCAAGGATTGGCCAAAGAAGGAGCTAGGGATAATAACCTAGCTACAATAGATCTCTCGTCAGCAAGTGACTCTGTCACAACTATGCTGGTGAGACGTTTGTTGCCAGAAGAGTGGTACAATACCCTGGACGACTGTCGGTCTCTGGAAACAGACATCGATGGTTCTTGGCATCTCAACGAGATGTTCAGTTCCATGGGTAATGGCTTTACGTTTGAGCTAGAATCCCTTCTATTTTGGGGTATAGTACGAGCGGTGGCATTCCACTCAAATGTGTCAGGACGAATCTCTGTGTACGGCGATGACATTATATGTCCGACCGATATATTTGAAGAAGTCGTCGCTACTTTGTCTTTCTTTGGGTTCAAGGTGAACCTGAAGAA